CGGGGGAGTTCAAGATACCCTGCATTACAACGTAGTCGGTTACGCCATGCTCTGCGCTTACAACTGATACGTCTAGCTTTCCTCCATCCTTAAAGTTAAAGGTTCCTGGGATTCGCAGGACGCGGGACGCCTCAAATACAGAAGGGTCGATGATCAGCCCCTGCTCCAAGCACAAGTCTTTCAATCGCTTGGACAAAGGCTCCCACTCGTTGCGGGGGATAGTTGCAGAGAGCATCCAATAAAAGTGCAGCCCCCTACCGGAGTCCACAACTATCGGCCTTGGCATACCTACAGCTTTACAGAACTTCTGGACTGCCTTAAGCCCGGTCTCCTGATCTATGTAGCCCTTAACGACTCCCTTGTCGTCAGGTATTGCCTTGCTCTCTCCGCAGTCAATGTCCATCCACAACGCACGGAAAAACTGGGCGTTAGCATGGGTGCGGTTATTTGCATCTCCATACTTGGCGCAACCAAAGTACACATCAAAGTTAGCATTTGCTAACCTCTGGGCTTCTACGTCTACTTCCTCCTTGGTGTCCCAAAATGTCTGCTTAGGGAATTTTCCCCCTAACAACCCCAACACGCAGTACCGCCCGTCTAACGGCAGCACGGTGTCCAATAGGTCGAATTGCGTCATCTAGTTTTTTATAGAGGCGCGAAAGCAGTGGGGCCGAAGCCCCACACTGTCAACGCTGATTGTTGTTAGAGCTAGAGGCTCAGTCTTCGCTGCTCCACGCGGAAACAACGCTAGCCAAATTCTTCTTGGCTGGGACTTCAGCAGGCTCTGCTTTCTTGGAGGGGCGCTTAACCGGCTCTTCCACTTCCGCTTCCACCACTGCTGCCTTTGGCGCAGCGGCAGGCTTAGCCGCCTCAATCACCATCGGCTTCTTCACGACCCCGTCGGCTTGGGAGGGAGTCATGCTGATCAGCGCTTTGGTTTCCGGGGTATCGGCCACACGCTGAGACACTTCATACTCGTGACGGTTGATGTACCGTGTGGGAGTGAACAGCACCGACTGGTTGTCGTTGTTCTCATTGAAGCTGATCTGCGTAACGATCTGGTCGATGCTCCGGCCATTGCTGCTCAAGTACTTTGCGTAGCTCTCAAAGGTGTGGGCGTTGTCCGCATTCCCTGCGCCGAACAAAGACTTCGACGCCAAGTTCATCTGGTACACCTCACCCTCCAGATTGGTATCAAAGTCTTCAGCAAGCAAGACAGCAATACGCCGGGAGTAGCGGCAAGCCTTTGACTGCCCCTGGCCCGAACCCTTGGTGTTCTGGTCGCAGCTATCGCACCGGCTGCTCTGCGGGTTGTTAGCCTTGGGGTCAGGGGTGCGCCCGTCGTTGGAGAAGCAGTCAGGTGCAGTCGGCTCAGCGTCCGCACTCCACGCCTGCGCGTAGAAGATACGACCAACCTGCGGCAGGGTATTGACGATGACCACATCAAGGTTGCCCTTGACCTTGCCCATCTCCTCGCCGCCGACAACCTTGCGGAAAATCCCGTTCTTGGGGACGATACGCTTGATACGGGCACGACCAGCGATCTGCTTGGTCAGTTCGCTAACGCCTGCGTTTTGCAGGAAGTCAGGGAGTTCTTGCTTGCTGAATATGGTTACGTTGCTCATTTTATGTTCCTTATTTTGCTCGTCTAACGACTACGGTGAATTCCCTATCGACGTTCAACCCAATGGGGAGAAGGTCGGGGTTCTCTTCCAGATACTGCCGCATGTTTGTCTGATGCAGTCTCTTCTCTAACAGGTCGAATGCGTCGTTGTCTTTGATGAACGTCCGCATCGAGTCCCAGTCATTCGTCCAGTACCTAGTCTTGATCGACCGGATGATGGTGCCCACCTTTGTCCTGATGCTCTCGGCAGACATGCGCTTGCACACATCTAGCATCTGCTCTTCAAGAAGTTTCATCTCCTCCTGAATCGCGCCGTCCTCGCTGTCAAATTTATGTTTTAGGTCACTCCTCTTATCTCTCATCTTGATGTACACCTCTGTAATTTTGTCCAGAGATATGTCTTCGACCACTGCTTCGTCTTCCACTAACGGCTCCTTCGCCTCTGATGTTACGTTACGTCTTGAGTGTACGGGGGCTCTTCGCTTTGTCAAGCGGTGTCTGCTAATTCTTGACGATACAAGTCAACTATTTGCGCGTGGTTGCTGATGTTGTTGCGCAGCATCTTGTACAGCTTGTCCTCTACGGGACTGCCCTTGATGTGTACGATGGTCATCGGGTTGCGTTGCCCAGGTCTGTCGATGCGGGCATTGCCTTGCAGGTACGTCTCCACGCTTGTGACGGGCGCGTACCAGATGATCGTGTTCGCAGCAGTGAGGGTCAACCCATGCGATGCGGCCTTGGGTTGCACGATCAACACCCGTGGGTTGTGCTTGCCTTGGAAGTCGGCGACTATAGCATTGCGCCGGGGCACTGACACATTACCGTTCAAAATTTCACATGTGATGCCTGCCTTCGTTAGGTACTCGTAGACCATCTGTATCACATGGGTGAAGGGCACGAACACGATCACCTTGTCCGTTGCTTCCTCAATCACTTCCTTCACTGCATGTAGCCGATTCTTTACGTCGAACTCCACGACCTCCCCGGTACTTGTGTAGACTGCACCGCAGGCAAGCTGTAGTAGCTTGGTCAACAAAACAGCAGCGTTAACGGAAGTGATCTCTTCTGTACCTGCGGTTATGAGTCGGTCCGACTTAAGTTGTTTATAGAACTTGATTTGCTGCGGAGACATGGGGGCTTCCCTGTCTACGTGGGTCACTGCTGGTAGGTCGAGACACTGCGACTTCTCAAAGCGGATAGCAGGTTGTAGAATTTTATGCACGATGTCCTTCGCCCCAGGCTTGGGTATCCATCGGTACGGCCCACCCGGAGTCATCACCATGTCCCTGAACGCCCCAAAAAACTGAGGCACTCCCTTGGGGTTGACTAGCTTGGCTAGGCCGAATGCGTCCACTGGAGACTGAGCGGCGGGTGTGCCAGTCAGCATCCACAACCCTTTGACATGCTTGCAGATATCCCGGAGTGTCTTCCACCGATCTGTCTGCACGTTCTTCATCGCCGACGCTTCATCGATAACGATCAGGTCGAACCCGCCATTGATGATTTCATCCTTGACGATCTGCATTCCATCAAAGTTGATGATGGTGTACTCAGCCCCACTCGCTATGATCTGCTTACGCTTTGCGGAAGCTCCGTAAGCAACTGCTACCTTCCGGTGTATGGCAAACTTGAACAAGTCTAGCTGCCATGCTGAGTGCATGATGGACAGGGGGCACACGACTAGCACCCGCCTGACTAACCCTAGGTTCATCAGGTGGTCGGTTGCCCAGATAACTGATGCTGTCTTACCCGTACCTTGCTCATTGAAGCAGAAAGCTTTGCGGTTCGTTATTAGAAACTCTGCGGTTTCTTTCTGATGGTCGAAGGGCTGGAACCCCTCGGGCCGAGGCCACGTATATCCTGCGAGACATTCCACTCATTCACCTTTTTTGTGTAGGTTCCGGCTGCGGTTCTTAGCGGGGGCTTCTAAGAAATAGCCATCACTGTTGCTACCCCCTTTTGCTAGTGCCTTGACATGCGAGACATCCTTACCCGCACGACTGACACCCTTCTTGTCTAGCGTTCGGCGAGCACGTTGCCGCTCCATCCGATCTTCATGTTCGCCACGGGCAACCTGCTTCTCGTACTCATGCTTGTAGGGGCGCGGGGATTTGGTATATGCCATGATTAACTCCGGTTATATTCACAAGTTCTTACGGGACAGAACCCACACAGTGGACCGTGGACTGGGTTCCATACACCATTATCTAACGCAGTTTCCAACCGTTTAAGACTGGGAAGGGCAGAGCTAATGTAGTCCTGCTTCTTCTCTATAACGTGCTTCTTCTTAACAAACTCATTGCTCACAACAAAGAGCAGCATTGACTTGATCGTCTTGATCTGGGGAAACTTAGCAAAAACTGCTACCGCCATGTAGTCCAACTGCTTGGTGTCCGCGTACCGTGCATTCTTGCTGGTCTTGTAATCAACCATGTACGCAACGTTGTCGGCGACGATCAGCAGATCGATGATCCCGTGCCACCAAGCTTCCGGTGCGTCAAATTCGCAAGTGCCGAGATCGTCGGTTAGACCTAGCTCTAGCTCGCAGTACTTGTCCCCCTTGATGTCGTCAAGTGCGGCAATCAAAGGTGCCGCGTAAGAGAACCGGGGGTCGAGCGGAGTCCCGTCCCTGATGCTTACTTCTGCGGCAGTGTGGAACTCCTGCCCGTACAGCGCTGCTTTATGCTGCGAGTCAACGATGTCCTTAGCTACCTTTATGTGGTAGTACTTCCTAGGGCACTGCTGAAATGTTTTTAAGCTGCTGTACGACCAAGTAGGTAAACCCATCAACACTCTCCGTAGCTATCACCATATCCCGACTCACAATTAAGTGGGAGTTCCAATGCCCACTTGGGCCTGATCTTCATACACATCTCGACGTATTCCCTGGCGGTATCAACTTCCTTCGCGGGGACAACGCAAGCGATAGCGTCATGCACAGTCATCACCACCCGGTACTTGCGGGCAACCATCAGCATCTGCTCGCCAATGATGATCCGGGCAAGGGCTTGGCAAATGTTCTCCACCGCTTTACCACCGTATATCTTGGTGCGCAAAGAAGTTTTCCCCCGCTTAACGTCGTACACCATCTCGGAATCACCTGTCTCCGAATCAATGAGCTTCCGCAGGTTGGGGTACTTCAGCCGTAATCCATTGGGCAGGAGGATGCCCTGCTTACCTTCCACCCCTAACGCGTTAGGGCGACCTAACTTAGCTGCCTTGTCACTCTGCATAGCCTTGAGTGCGCTATCCGTACTCGTCCATAGGGCAACGATCTTGGGGTAGGTCTTGCGGTAAACGTTGATGATGCGTTGCGCTTCATCTAACTCCATCACCACGCCCATAGTGGCTAGCTGCGCCTGGAACTTCTTAGCGCCCATCCCATACCCACAGCCTAGGATAGTTGTCTTACCCACAAAACGTTCTTGCTTAGAGATGTCCGCCTCTAACTTGTTGTATATAGCAGATGCCATGATCTTGTAGACATCCTGCCCATCCTCAAACGCCTGGGTCAAATCATCCTGCTCGGCCAGCCACGCCAAGGTGCGAGCCTCGATCTGTGACGAATCCGAATCGATTATTTTATACCCTATCGGGGCGCGGATGGCGTTCTTTAGCTCCCCACTGCGCGGAAGATTCTGCAAGTTGATCTTGTCATCACCACCCCACCGCCCGGTGTGCGCAGCGTAGTAGCGCAGGGGCACTGGCATCGCTCCGCGCTGGGCAATCTCGATGAACCGTTGGACCCGTGTCTCAGCCAACGTGGACTTGGTCCCTAGCCTAGCAGCAACTATAGCCTGCACTAATGGGTTCTCGTGGTTGAGCAAAGCCTTCAAACCTTCATCGGTCTTAGCGAATGCAAAAGTACTCTCGCCAGTAGATGGGCTAATCTTCATCGGAGGCTCAACCCCCAAGCTTGTTAACAGCTTAGCTAGTTTGGGGTTGCTCCCCAACGTATCCCGTATGGATTCCCCATGATGCTCAAAAGTATCAAGCTCGTCTAAGAGCGCTTCTTTCTGCGCTAGCAAATCCGCTTTGTGATCCTCTAGTACGTCAGTGTCGAGCAGGAGGACTGGCTCGGCGAACATCTTTATCGTCAGGTCAATGAGGTCAAGCTCGGCTGAAGGGAACTCACCCATCGCACGGTACAGTGCGTAAGTGATCGCTACGTCATTCCGGCAGTACTCCCCATAAGTGTGCAGTTGCTCGGGAGTGAAGTCGGCGCGTCTCTTCCCAAGGGCATTGACCACCTCGTCACCCTTAGTCCCCACCTTGTAGTGCTGGGTCAGCGCAGCCAAACTACCACCAACTTCACTACCATGCAACGCCCTGCCCATGCTCAAGGTGTCGAGCCACCCGGCTGGGACGATGTTGTAGAACCAACTCAGGATAGCCGCATCGAACATGGTGTTGTGCGCCAGGACCAAGTTGTTCGCTATGTCAAACTGCTTCAAGAAGCCCACGATCTCCTTGCGCGTACCTGAACACCAGACAGGCTCGCCGTCA